TCGTTCTTCACCGGGGCGTTGCCGAAGCCTTCGAGCAGGACATCCTCCTCAAAAGCCTTCTGGGAAGTATTCGCCTCAAACACCGGAGCGTATTCAGGCGGATACTGGTCGTACTCGAGACCGAAAAGGGTGTTGAGCCCCGGCTCGAGCATTTTAGCAAATTGTGCTCTATTCATAGCCATGGTTCAAATCCCCTTAAATGCCAGCGGAATCTTTGAGGAGGTGCTCATTGAGAAGCACTTCCATCACAGCATTCGCGCCGAAGCTGTTCTCTGGCGAATCATACAGAGCAACGATTTTGCACTGGGCGCTGCCAGCAGCCATCGTTCCACTGATTTCAAAGCCAGACTGCCCAGTGTTCGTGGAACCCGAGCCAGCAACGATATCGGCGCAGTTGCCGATGTTCGTCTGAGCAGGGGTGCCAGCGGACTGAACCTTGAACACGATGTACGGGTCATCATAAACATAAGCAATGATATCCGTAGCAGTCGTGCCGGAGGGCCAGTATTCACTGTACACATAAGAGCCATCAGCAGCGGTGTAAGAGCACCCACCAAAGACACCAATCACATTGACCTCAGTAGCACCTGCAGGCTGAAGCGTGCCATCCGCAGCGAGGATGACCGCATCACCATTGAAGATGTTTTCGGCGAGGCCGGAAGTAATCGTGTACTTATTGGCGCGGGGCGCATAACCGCTCATGTGGCGAACCGGGACGAACCCGAAAGCGGCATCTACGTTTGCCATTTTTTCACCTCATAAAGTTGGTTAATCATCCATGACCGAGAGGTCTCGGCCACGGCTAGTGGTAGTCTTCCGATCCTGATGGATTGGAATTCCCCCAGTCCTAGCCATCGCATCAAGCTCGCTCGGAAGAGATTCATTCTGCTCATCACTACGACCACGGTAGTAGTCCTTCATAGAATGAAACTGGTCTTCAGGCATCTCACAAAGGATCATGCCCTCAACTCCGATTGAACCTGCCCACTGCCCGTGATTGATAGTTGGGAATCTCTTATCTTTCACCGAGTCAGCAGGGCGAGGGTTCCATCCAGCGCGCATACGCTTATACACGTTGTCTGGAGTCTCCTTACCCTGAATCGAGGTAGCTATCCACCGTTGGACCATCCCAGGACGGGGATCAGGTGCGTCCAACAGAGAAGGTGGCTTCCATGCGGTCATCGGACGAGAATCCTCATTGCGCACTTCACCACGAGTTTCGGCTGCTCGGACATTACGTTTTTCAGACATTGTTAGCTCCTGTTCTGACGACGAATTTCAGCTTCGTACTGTTTGAGGCTTTTTTCATCGCTGATTCCAAGCTCACGCGCCATCCTTAACTGGTCCTGTGAGAGCCGAATGCGATTGCCTTTATAAGTTGACCCGCCTGCAGTTGGCGCTACTGGTGATCTGCTTTTTGGTCGTGACTTAGCGACATCGCTCTCTGAGTTTAGCTCAGGAAACACTTTTTGTAAACGATTATTTAGCAGTTCGTAATATTCGTCGGAATTCTTGTCGTATCCTTCGACATCCAACTGAACATCAATCGCACGAGCAGCGGCGGTTTCACGCTCATAACCAGCAGAGTTGAACCACCTGTTTTTCTGCCACCAGTCCATCGCCTTTTTTGGCGCAGGGGACTGAGCAGCCTGCTGTGCACGGCCAACTGTCGGAGAAGAAGCCTGTTGTGCAGCCTGAGAGCGCTGAAGTTCTGCGATACGTGCGGCTGCACGCATATCCGCAAGCTGTTCAGTGAATTCAAGCTGTGCCGAGGTGTCGCCCTCCTCAACAGCCTTGGCCAATGCGGCACGAGTCTGCTGATATCGGTTTTGGAAAGCATGCTCAGCTTGATCTCGCGCAGTTTTGGCAGAGCCTTGCTCAAGCCTCTCAAGACGAGACTGCAGCTGTGCAACCTGATCCTGATACTGCTTGGTCTGGAGCTCTGCTTCACGACGCTGATCAACTAGTTTCTTGATCCGCTTCTGGACTTTCTCGCCATATTCTGGCTCTTCAGCTTCAACCTCTTTCTTGGGCTCTGGATTATCGTCCACAACCTCAATCTCGAAGTCCTCAGAAGACTTGGCTTTACGCATCGTCTCCTTGATTTCTTCTTCTACCTGCTCAATAGCAGCCTGATTGTCATCATCAGTCATTTCTGCCTCCTCAATCAACATAAGTCGTCAAAGTGACATCTTCCGGGACAACAGACGTAACTTCGTCGTCGTTCAAAAGAATCAACTTGACTCCATTAACGGTCAGCTTCTGACCAGCGTACCTGCCGTAAGTGATCCGGTCGCCGGTTGACGGCCAATCACCTTTCCAGCCTTGGCCTGTATCTCGGTCTCTGTAAGCGAGATCGCCCATCGCCAAGATGGTACCGTGTGCGGTCAGATATTCCTGAGCGTCTTGAGATTCAGAAGGCAGAAGGATTCCGCCTTTGCTTTTCTTTTTCACCTGACTCGGCTGAACAAGAACTTTCCAGCCGATCGGGCGAGGGAGTTGATGCGAGCCAATCTTCGACTCAGACTCTTCATCAACAATGATTTTTTCAACATGCTGACGAGGCATGATCATTCGTCTCCTTCATCTAGTTTTTTCAACATCTCGTCGATGATTTCGCAGGCTTGTTCTAAGCCTTCTGCAACACCGACGTTTTTATGATAGGCTGAGAGGTCACTCATGCGCCCCTCAACCATATCATTCGCTATCGTCGCTTTCTGATCGCGGAGCCTTTTCTTGATCGCTCTCAGAAGGTCGCTCACCGTCATCTTTTATTTTCCCTTTTGTGGAAACACCAGTGACGACGACCATAACGACGTCATTTTCTTCTGGCATTAGTAGCCCTTCTTCTTGCCTTTCTTCATCGGCTTCTTCTTCATCGGCTTTTTCTTCATGGGTTTCTTTTTTCCATGCATCATCTTTTTGTCTCCTTTAGACATTAGTGACGAGAAGGAAGACCTATTCAACTTCAGCCTCTTCCGGTAGCTGAGAAAGAGCACCAACCGGGGGTGCAATGCTTAAAAACTTTATGAGTTCGCCGAGAGTGCCGATTGGTTTTCCACCACCCTCTCTCTGCATCCCACCGATCTCGCTATAAAGCTGAGTGTCTTTGGGGAGGTCAGACAATGGTTGGTTTCTACTTCTGTGTATGAACCTCACAAGCTGGTCTGGCTCTCCGAGAGCTTCAAAAGCTCTGCTGCGATGGCGACCTTCATGCCCTACAGTTTGCGCCACTCTGTCAATAGGATTATCTACTGATAAAAATGGGACGTCGCTAAGTGGGATGCCAGACTCGATCAGATCAGAAAGGGCTTGAACTTTTTCTCCGACAAGCTGACGGATGTACGGATCATCCATCGGAATCTCCGCCGCAGCCCGACGAAATGTTTCGGGGGACACGAGCCCGAGAGAAGATTCTCCAGCCTCTGCCTCTTGCAAGATTTGATAAAGAGCCTTATCATTATAAATGTCGAGCATCTGCGGGGCTTGCTCTGAAAGATTAACCAATCTCTCACCAGCTTGCTCAGCAACATATTCAGGATCTGTGGGCTCAGACCAGCGGGTTTTAGGAGCTTCACTGAGCTTCCGAGAAAGACTCTCTACCCAACGCACTGCGTCGTCGGTCAGCCTTGTGATGATTTTAGATCCAGCTGGCATTAGTCTGATGTCTGCGAACGATTCCAGCGTTTAGATGCTTCTTTTGTTTTTTGTTCAGAAAGAGACTCTCTGATATAATTAGCAATCCCCTCTCTGTCAAGGCCATAATCTTCTGTAAGTGATTTAACCACACTGTAAGCACCAGTAGGGTCTGTAGAATCAAGGTCACCGATCTCTAATTTACCGGTAAGATAATCTAGCATTTCTTCTTGCATGTCTTCAAAAATTGATACATCATCGGCTGCAGCTGCTGGATTCAACTCCATGTCATTCTTTAATTCGTCAAAAACATTAGGGTTTAACAAATCGTCGGCTGTTATTTCTTTTGGATCTATACCAAAACTTTTCAGTTCCTTATTAGTATAGTATCCCTTCATAATTTCAGAAATTTCATCATCGTCGAGTTGATAGATGTTGTTCTCGAACTCCATGTCTATGTAGTCGTCTGTTTGTTTTCTGAGTGCTGGCAGGTCAAATAAACTCTTTGGAAGAGAAAGTTCCATTTTTTTAGCAACTGGCGCAACTTCATCAATTTTATCAATTGGCAACTTTCTGGT